ATTGTTTGTGTATCTGTTGTGCCAACAATTGCTCCAGTAACTCCGTGAGTAGATGTATCTGAAATGTGATTGCTTAAGTCAGTTGATGTTGCCTTAGCATCTAATTGTGTTTGAATTGCTGAAGTAACGCCATCAACATAGTTAAGTTCTGTTGTAGTAAGTGTTGCACCATCAAGAATGTTTAGTTCTGATGCTGTTGCTGTAACACCATCAAGGATGTTAAGTTCAGCAGTTGTTGCTGTAACTCCATCAAGAAGGTTGATTTCTGCTGCTGAAGCAGTTACACCATCAAGAATGTTAAGTTCTGCTGTTGAAGCAGTAATTCCATCAAGTGTGTTAAGTTCTGAAGCAGATGCAGTCAAATCTGAAACATTTGCTACCTGAACTGTGATTGTATTATTTGTATAAGAAATTGTTTTGTTACTTAATGTTTGTGTTGCATCATTAAGAGTTACAGTACCGCTTGCGTTTGGAAGTGTAATTGTGCGATCTTCTGTTGGGTCAACTACCTCAAGGGTTGTTTCATATGCATTTGCGGTTGAACCTTCAAATGTAACACTTGCACCAAACTCTCCAACTGCCTGCGGTGCTTTCCAAGCAAGACCATTTGTTGCACTTGAGTCTGCTGTAAGAACATAATTATCTGATCCAACACCAAGAACTGCTACTGCATCTGCACCAGATGCTACTAACAAATCACCTTTTGCATCCACGATTGATTCTGTAAGAACATCGTGGCCATTAACGGTTGCAGTTGATCCTTCAACAATTAAACCGTTTTTAATTTTAAAGTCTTTGTTGACTGTTGCCATTTTTTATCTCCTTTTTGGACTAGGCCTTAAGTCCTATGCGAGCAAATCGCACAGTGACTGGCGTTATTCCAACTTGTGGGGTTACTGTAATACTTACAGTCCCTCCTACTTTAGAGACACTAATGGTGCCAATATTCCCATCATTGTCTATAGTTCCATACTCATTAACATTAACGTTTGTACCGTCAATAAGTATGCTCATTTCTGTAGCATAGTATTTATTATCTCCTGCCGATGTTTTAGCAATTGAGATAATGTACTTAACCATTCTCCAGTCTGTTGCCGAAAAACTATCAATTACTGTAGCGCTTTCAATACCAGTTATTGTATTTTCATTATTACCATAGGAACCAAGGTCTGTTGACTGTGCAGCAGTTGAATCAATTAAATCTTCATAATCTGCTTGGCTTGGGCGATCTCCTGTTTGAAACTTGGTCTTAACAGTTGAAAGTGATAGTCTGGACATGGGAATATTATAACATAATTATTTTATAAAATATAATTGCTTGTACCAATTATCTGCAATGGAATTGGTGGAACATTGTTTGGTCCAAAACCAACAATGTCTATATCAGTTATTCTTATTCTAAATGGTAAAAGTTCATTTATGGTTACCATCTTTTCAGTCTTTTCCTTAATAGACGGTTTTGGAAAATCTTTAATATTTATTGATAAATTAGCAAACCTTGTTTTTTCTTGTATTGAAACAGATGCCATTAATCAGTTACGTCTTCAAGAACTACCATTTGTCCCCTTGCAACAGTCCAAACTCTTGTTGCATCAGATAGTTCAATATCGAAAACATCTCCAGTTCTAAGTTGATTTGATTGATTAGATGTTAATTTTACTGTAAATTCTCCATCTCCGTCATCCCCGTCTGGAGTAGGGGTTAAAATAAACACTGTGCCAGCATTATCTTGATCAAAATTATTTGCAAGATCTGGTCTTCTAAACTCTGCAGAAATATCCCAATCTGCAATAACTAATGGATTTTTAGCATCATCTGTAACATAAACTCTAAATGCTACTGTATCACCTTTTACAATTGTCCATTTTACTAGAGGTGGTGCATCACCAATATCATAAACAGATTGCCCAGTTCCTCTATAAGTTGCCATAATAGAATTATAACACAATAACGAAAAAACGTTAAAAGTTGACAAAAAATAAAATTCCATGCTATACTGGTGAGTAACACCATCAAAAAATGGTGTTTTGTTTTCTAAGGAGGAAACGATCATGAATAAATCGGCAATGATTGGCGTACTCTCAGGAGTTGCAGCAATAGCATTTTTTGCTAACTCTGCTGCTAATGCTGAAAATAATTTAAGTTATAATTCCGTCTATGACGCAGACCTGACCGCGAAAGCGGTTTTTTCCGTTTCTAAGGAGGAAAATAATAAAACTAACAAAAAATATAAATATGGAACCCCTCTTGAAAAAGATGAACTAGTTAAGATATTAAAGTCTGTTGGGTTTGAAGGATATTCTCTTAAAGTTGCTTGGGCAACGGTAATGAAAGAATCTATGGGAACTCCTAATTCTTGGAATCCAAATAGAAAAACTGGAGATAATTCTTATGGTCTATTTCAAATAAACATGCTTGGAGAAATGGGTGAACAAAGAAGATACAAGTTTAATCTAAAGTCAAATGAAGACTTGTTTGATCCAGTTAGAAATGCAGAAATCGCTTACTATATGAGTGATGGTGGAAAAGACTGGTCAGCCTGGAAAGGTATCACCTGGAAAACCAAAGAGTGGATGGAAAGATACTAAATCTTTGGAATATATAGTGTTGGGTTTGGATTATATTCTGCAAATGTTCCATCTGATCTAGGAATTTTTATATCTCCTTGAATAGGGTCATCTGGCATTCTTTTTCCCCAGTATCCTGGTGGATATAAATATCTTCCATCTGTATCATCTTCTTTTAATGGTAAAGGCTTTTCATTATATCTTCCCTTTATCCTAACCAATACTGTTGCTGCATATCTTGTTCCTTCAGTTACTTCCTTAACCCCGTGGATAATATCTCCGACATGCATTATTAAGTCTTTTCTTTTTGGCTTATAATAATGATCATATTCTGGATAATAAAGTTCTCCACCTACATAGTCATCATTTAAATAAACCACTACACCCCAAAAAACTTTTCCTTCCATCCAGTCATGGTTATCTACATGCAGGAACATGCCTTCATCTTTATTTCTAGCATAGTCTTCTGGTATTCCATCTTTAAAGACTCTCATTAAAATATATTCGCCTATATTCCAGTCGGCTTCTTGATCATCTTCATTTAAAATTTCTTTTAGTCTAGTATTAATTTTATCTAATGTTGGCTGTATAGAATCCATTACATTTTCAAAACCTGGCTGATCTTGCATTTGTCTTCTACTTATTTGTCTTTTATTAAAATATCTTGCTACCTTATACTCTTGTAATTTATCATAAGGAAAGTTATGCATAAAATTATAAAGTTCAACGCATTCTTCTTCAGTTAAAAAGTTTTCATATACTCTTGACTTTCCATCACAATGAAATACTTTATTCATTTACTGACCCCCACCTTCCTGCTGGACAAGATGACATTTTTAACTTTGTTTTTTGATTCATAAAACATCCGCAAAGTTTACAAGTTTTTGTAGACTGAATTAAATCTGGACATGACAAGCAAATAGCATATCTTTCTTGCTGTATTTGTTTTGTTGTATGATTTTCAGAATTTAAAAGATCCCAAGGCTTTACTTGAGCCTGAGCCTCTTTCCAAATTTGCCATTTACTTTTTTCAGTCACTACTACTCACTAAAAGTGTCGGATTGAGAATTATATTGATATCCAACTAAAATAGATTCGCTTGGCAGTCTTTCTGTAACATCAATTCCCAATGGATTGCTTAGCAAAATAGAAGCAAATCTGTCATCTGTATAAATAATATCAACAACTTCACCATCAATGATGAGTGCTACCTTTCTCATTGCGTCTATTTGTTCTTGTGTTGGCTGTGTCATTTTTTCTCCTATTTAATCATTATATACTATTTAGTTTGCTTGTGCGGAAAAATTATCTAATAAAGAACCTGAATTTGCTTCAGATGGTGTTTTTATAATTCCAGCCTTTGTGCCTTTTGTTGGACTAGATGGAGTGTTTGTTAAACTAGATCCCAGTTGTGATGTTAGTCCAGTATTTGAATATCCAGAAACAGTTATAGAATCATTTGATGTTTGTACCTTAACAGAGTTTACCTCAGAATATCCAGAAGTGTTGCTGTTTAGTTGTTGTGTTGCAACTGTAGATATTGTTCCTGAAACATTTTTATATAATTTTAATTCAGTATAGTATGTATAATAACTTGTATCTATAAAGTTACAATTTGCTGTTCCAGATATTGGTCCACATCCACCAGAAGTTGGTGGAAAATATGTTCCGCAGTTTCCTCCACCAGAACTTCCATTTCCTCCTGGACCTGTACAACTATAAATAAGTGGGGATCCATTTGGCTGCAGGGTATCACAGTCTACACAACTAATACCAGTAAAACATCCGTATTCACATCCAGTTGCTACTAAACTACCAGAATAGTATGCTACAGTTCCTGGATATGTTGTTCCAGAATAATATCCACTAGATGTATAAACATTTCTATAGTTTACTGAACTTGCCCACCATGAATTTGCATCAGTTACCCAAAATGCCAATCCTGGTCCACCATCAGTTATGTCTGCTGAAACAACAACATTTTGTGCATTAATATCTACCGTTGCCATTGGATAGGTGCTTGCAGAATCTGATGATGTTGCTTGGTTTGAAGATATTGACCAACTTCCCCTGGTTGCACTCCAAGTTTGTCCAGTATTTGTTGTTCCTAAAGATCCATTTGCTCTATTAAAATTATCAGTTATTAATCTCAATGCACTTGACATTAAACCATATGCTTTTGCTGCTGCACCTGCTATTGAAGATAGTATAGGCATTTGATTTTAAGCAAATCTTGTCTGGGATGCCAGCACTGTAAATGTTGCACTAGCGGTTTTAATAATATTATACGCATAGGCATCTATAGACGTTGCATTACCAGACGAAGGTGCTGTGCCTCCTTGCCATGTTGTTGTTACACCAGTTGCTGTTCCATCTATTTGAACAGAAGTGTTATAGTATGGTGTTGAACCATTTGTATTCAAAAATACAACGGTAATAGAATCACCATTTGTCATAATGGAGTCCAAAGTTGTACTTCCGTCACCTCTAACATTTATTACGAAGTTTCCAGTGGCACTACTTGTATAATACCAAACAGAAGATGTATTTATGTTAACATTTATAGTTCCCGTTGCTGCTGTTGCAGAAACATTCATTCTTTCAAATGGAGATGTTATGATTCCTTTTGTTTTTGCTAATGAATTATCTGCTACTGCTTTTACTGCAGTTGGTGTTGCTGCAAGAATGCTTGATGTTGTAGAGGTTGAATCGCTAAGTTGAACAATTCCTGCAACCGATGTTGTTGCTGCTGGAAGTGCTTGCCATTTTAGTCCTGTAGTTTGTCCACTGTCTGTGACA